ATATTATTTTAAAATTTAATTACCATTGAACTTGATCGTATCTTTTTTGATATTCTTTTTCGTCTTCTGAAAATCCGTTGCCTCCACCATGCTCTTTTTCTTCTGGATTAATTTGCTCAGTAATTTTTTTAAGCTTTTTAAGAACTTCAGGCGAAAGAGTAGAAGGATTAAATTTTTTAGGATCATATTTTCTTAATTGATCTTTTGTCTTAGTTAATACGTCGCCTATTTTATAAGCAGAGCCATCATTAGTAACTTTATATTTTACTACTTTACCCATTTTATTAGGCAAGTCTTCTACTGATTGAACGATTCCCTCGCTTCCGTAATGATCACAAGAAGGATTAATGTTCTTAACCATCGCGCCATTTTCATAATCGTCTTCCTCATCTTGCATTTCGCCATTATCATCAGCGTTAGAATATTCATCTTCTTTATTAAACATAACATAATTATGAATCATCAATACATAATCTTCTGTAATAGCAATTCTACCTTGTAAAAATGATTCAGTTAAATTTTCTTTAACATTAGGATCTTCTATATTATTTAATATTGCAGTTACATGAGCTTGTATAGATCTTAAAGAGCCAATTGACATTCCAAGAAAATCGCCTTTATATTCATCTAACTCTTCTGAATCATCTTGTACTTCTTGAGCTTTAGATAAATCAGGCCAAATTTTAAGCAATTCAGCTTGATCCCAGAAAGTTACTCCATCCCATTCGCCTTCTTCAGCTTGAGCTTTTTTTAAAGCGTCTTGTTTGGGAAAATCTTTATCTCCAGGTTGGGCAGGTTTATAATTTTTGCCCATTTTTTCTTTTTTCTTTTGGATATTATACCAAAGACCTTTATTAGCTTCTGATTCTACAATAACTGAACCTTCAACTGGCGCGCCAGCTCTCCATTGTCTGCATGACCAATATTTAGCTTTCCACTTAGGGCCGGGATTTTTGTCGCAACCATGCCTTGCTCTAAAACTTTTTCTTCTAGCAGGATCATCTCTCTTGATCTCCATGTTTGGATCGCCAAAATTTACTTTGACGACATTGCTCTTTTCGTTTTTTACATATACAGAAAACTTCTTAGGACCACTGGGAGTTCTAAAAGGCTTGTTCAAAGTCTTTTTCTCGTTAGCAGCTAAAGATATTTGACTAGAAAAATCTAGTTCTACAGAATTATTATAGTTCATACCAGAATTTGCTTGAGTTGTTTTCTTCGTCTAAATAAAGTTCTTCTACATTTTCAAAATCATAATTCAAATCATATTCTTTTATATCAATTTCAGCTTGAGCAAAATCTACATCTTCTAATTCCCAAGAATCTGATATATCAATAGAAGCCGAACTGCGAGCAACATCAGAATCAGCTTTTCTGTAAGAATCTTTAACAGATTTACCCGCCATCATTCTCAAAAACATATTCACCCGCGCCGCAGCCCAACCGCCTCTAGTCATTCCCGGTCTATGAGAAGAACTAAATGCACCAGCGCCTCTGCGATATACCTTTTTTAACTGAGTTAAATTAACTTTTCTAGAATGATTAGAGTTATGATCTTTTACTTTGTTTTTGAGCATCTCTATAACTTTAGTTGAAAAAGTTATTGCGTCACCGCTTGTTCCAGCAGATCCAGGCTTATTTTTAGAAGACCCTTTCTTTTTCTCAGAAGGCTTAGATGGAGTTTGCGCCCCACTTTTTGGCCCAGATCTTTTAGCTTCTATTTCAACGTCAAGTTTCTCTAATTTTGGCAATACAAAATTTTCTCCAGAGATAATAACGTCTTCAACGGGAGATTTAATCTCCTGTTTTTTATACTCGATCTCAATTGGATCGTTAAATGCTTCCGAGTTCATTTATTTTTATTATATTACACTAATTTATTAATTATAATTTACTATTTAATAAAATTGACGCCATAAATGGATCAAGCCCATGCTCAACTGCAATATTATTTATCTCGTTTATTCTAGTTGCATTTGAATCTATAGGATTATTACAATATTTTTCGACGTTTTGATCCCAAGATTCCGAGACTTCATTTGCTATAATTATTTTAGAAATCTCTTCAGCAATTTGTTTTTGACTATCATTTAATTTTTTCTTATTATGCTTCTTCTTTAAAAAGCCTTCTACTGAACCTTGAAGCTGCTGAAATTTAAAGATATTTTCTTTTATCTTTGTAAAGCTATAAGCGTTCGTAAAGCTATAAGCGTTTTCTTCAGCTTTAACTTGTTGTTTAATCTTTGTTGTTCCTGCTGGTCTTCCTGCTTCTGGAGCAGATTTAGCTCCGCCAATAATTGGAGCGTAAAGTCCTTCGTCTCTTAAAGTCTTAGCCGCTCTTTGAGATTCGACAGAAGACTCTAAATCTGGAAGCACACCAGTTTCGATTGCCTTGAGAGTTTCTTCTGGAGTAAGAACGCCAAGCTCCAAAAGTCTTGTATAAACACGATTTTGAGTTGTGTTGTCTTTCAAGTTTACTTCTTCAAAATAAGGAACAGGATATCCCCTAAATCCAAGAGCTTTAGATATTCTCTTTATCTCTGGAATTAAAAGGTCATTCAAGAAAGCTTGGCGACCTTGATTTAATCTCGCTAAGAACACTTCTATTTTAGCTTCTTGATTAGAGAATTTTTCTCCTCCGACTAAAATATTATTAAGACCAAGGTTAATGTCGTTATTGACTGTTTCGTATTTCTTAGGATCTAATAAGTCAGCAATCTTAGGAACCACGAATTCAGCTTTAGTAGTATAATCAGCAATAAGAACACGACCAACAGATTCATTTTCAAATAACTTTTGCATCGACTCTAGATTCTTTTGATTGATGCCGCCTTTTTCCGGTTCAGCGCCCATTGTAACCAACAAAATGGCTTGCTGCATTGTGCGAGCAATAGCCATGTCCATCTTCTTTAACTCAGCTTTAAAGTTAATATCTTCAAGAACTGGATATCCCATAGGGACAGCGAAAGGTTCATAATCTTGCTTTTTGTAAAATACAGATGTAAATCTTTCTTGATCAAGAACAATTCTCAAAGAACCGATCTTAGAAGTTTTTATAAGTCTCTGAGTTTCAGCGTCGAAACTATCGAAAATTTGCTGATCTTCTTCTGTGGTAATAACCCTTAATTTGCTTAATTCATATTCGCTAAGAACTTTATAATATTTGCCAGTAAGATAAGATGTACCGCTAGAAAATTGAATATCAACTGGATTTATAATAACGTAACGAACTGGAATTTTAACATTAGAAGTATTTAATGGTCCTTTTCCTAACAATTGAACAAGCCTATTTGTATCTTCTTCTTGCAGAATTCCGTCGAAGCGATAAATAAATACATTTCCTGAACGGTAATATTCTCTAAAAAATCTATCTTGAAAACTCCAAAGATTAATCTTATTAAATAATGCTTGAAAGAAATCTCGCGCTTTTTTTGTTCCTCCTTGGAAATATAAATTGCTAACAGAAAATTCCGTCATCAAATCAATAACGTTTCTAAATTGAGCAAAATTATAATAAGCTTTTTGACATAAAATAGTAGCATCTTTAATGTCAATTGTACTTCTGTCCGCGAAATTAGTACGAGTATATTTAAACGGCATCAATCCGTCATCAATATTTTTAAACTTGTCTGTTCTTTCTATAGATCCAGCCTTGTTTCTTCTCATGCTTGTGTTAGAAGAAGCTGTCGAAACCATCAAAGGCTCTATTTCTTGAGATTTAAGTTTTGATTTCATTTTATCTGATGGCGAGAACATTATATGTTACACTGTTTATAGTTAACTGCTGAACGTACAATTGCCCACTTGGAACAGAGCCTGTACCGGGAATAGACCCAAAAGCTTGAGTATAAAATCCTGTTTCTATATTAAATTTTGCGCCACTCTTAACGGTAAAATTAGAATCTTTATATAAAGTTTCTTTTGATCCGCTCTTGATTTCTAAAAATGAGCCGCTGTTTAAATTAATATAAGATTCATTATAATCTGAAACGCCGCTTAATTGAGCTACGTCAGAATCTGATAATTGCAGTGAATTTCCTCTGAGTATTAAATCATTGCCATTTCCAGATACGTAAACATCATTATAAAAAAATGATTGACCGCTATTAGTTAGTACGGCGTTACTTGAAACCCCTAAAGAAGAAGTTATTACAACTGATAATCCAGTCGTATTTCCTAACAAAGAAACATCTCCTGAAAAAGTTGTTTTTGTAGCGAAAGCTTGACCAGTTCCGCTAAAAATAATGTTTCCACTATTAAATGACACTCCGCTATTGAAATTTGTTATTCCTGAAAAGTAATTTGATCCTCCATGATAATTAATCCCAGAAAAATTAGCATTTCCAGAGAAAATATTATTTCCAATTAGATATGTATTTGTAGTTCCGCCCGCGCTTGTTCCAAGACGCACGTCTCCCAAAGACTGGAAGCTTCCGCTAAAAACCGTATTAACAACTCCGACGCTTAAAGTGTCAGTTACGACTATCGGATCATTAAAAGTAGTTGTGGAATTAAATGTAGCCGCCGCATCAAATCTAGAAGTTCCAGAAAATCCAGCAGCACCAGATACAATAAAAGTATCTTCCATTATAACTGGATTATCGAAAGAAACGTCTCCATCAAATCTAGCAACGCCAGTAATATTTAAAGTTCCTAATCCTGTTATATTTCCAGACACTAACAATCCAGAAGCGATTTGAAAATCTTCTCTAGCGTAAGAAGTGTCTTTTAAATCAGCCGCCCCGCTGACCGTAAGAGAGTCATTAAAGACAGAAGGCTTGGAAGTATATACTGTTGAGCCAGTGCTTGACACTCCTAAAGCTCCAGTTATATAATTTCCAATTTCGCCAGATTTGATCTGCTTTAAACCTATAAGACTTTGCGGCATTTTTATTAATTACACCTTTTTATATCATTCTTGGCGAAAAAGTACACACTTCTTTAATTTTTGATGAAGCTTCAAGTTCAAAATAAAACTTTGTAGCCCAATTTGCTAACATTAAAGTTGTGTAATTATCTTTTCTAGCTCTATTGGGAGACATGTCTCTTTTTAGATGTTGAGGCAAGTCAAAAGACTGAGATCCTTTGGCAGAAGATCTCACTTCTATTAACGCGCACTGCTTTTTCGTTTGATATATGATATTATCTTGGAATTCGATGAAATCTAAAACAGATTCATGCCCGACGTTATCTAAATTAACATGACAAGAACTTTGTATATCAAAAGCTTCGTTGTTAGCAGAAGTTCTAGACGCGAACCAAACTTTTTTATGATCAATGCAAGCTTGCAAGTAATTGTTTGCTTTACGAAGAAAGTCTGTCGTAAAATTTTGTTTAAAGCAAATCGCGCCTTTTTCCACATTATAGTCTCTTGCGGCCTTACGAGTCATAGATATATATTCGTTTCCTTCAAGACAAGTATCAGATTCAAAAAACTCTAAATTGATATTGGATTTTTTAAACAATTCGCTTTCTTTTGCACTATCAATAAATTGATATCCTG